CAATGCTACAACTCACAACACTTATGGAATCAGGAGGGTAGAACAATTATCGTACTCGGAGATGTATTTTTTACTAAAGAAGCTGTTAAAACCATAAGAGGCTACAAGGGAGACGATATAAGAATATTCGGAAGAAAAGCAGAGGGAATAGTAAATGGATGTAAGTGGGGTGAATTGTTTGCCCATACCTTCCTACCAGAACACCACACAGAGTACGCTAATGCCTATCTAAGGGCTTCAAAGATAATAAAGGATGATGGTAGGCTAAACGATTGGTGGGAGCATTACAGGTACTTAGATGGCATTAATCCTATGGTACATGATACTGGTAAGAGATTTGTAGAGATAAACGATTTTACTGATGATTTCGACAGACCAGAGAATTATAAGATATGGAAAAAGTTTTATGACAACAAGCCTAATGAGTAACAAACAAGGACACTACTGTGCAGACTGTAGCAAGAAGAGTGGTAGATACCTCTTCTGTGAAAGTTGTGAAGCTAAGTATATAAAAAAAGAACCTAAGTTAAATTATAATATAAAAAGTTTACAAACAGATCAAGATAAAGTATAATATAAATAGTTATTAGTAAATGCTTAACCATGCCATTTGATAAAAGTACAGCAAAGGCACTAGGGAAAAAAGGAGGGAGTGTTAAAAGTGGTGGTGTACAAGAGTATTTAGAATACATAGCAACAGGTGCAGCTAGACACTACTACGGCTACTTAGAGAAACAACTACAAGGTGAGGACTTACCTAAACCAGTTAAGGAGGGTATGGATAGATTTGAACGTAACACAGAGTTTGTAGCACCTAAGTTAGCTAGGACAGAAAACAAGACAGAAATAGAAGGTGATATTAATTTTACATGGAAACAATAGAGATACCATTTAAGCCTAGAGATTATCAACTACCATTGTTAAATGCTATTGATAGTGGTGAGTACAATAGAGCAATAGCTGTTTGGCATAGACGATCAGGTAAGGACTTAGCCTTATGGAACTTAATAATTAAGAAGGCTCTGATAAAGAAAGGACTGTACTATTACTTTCTACCAACCTATGAACAAGCTCGTAAGGTTATTTATGATGGTATGACTTATGATGGTACAAGATTCTTAGACTACATACCTAGAATAGCTATACAGAGTAAGACTACTCAGCCAATGAAGATCACGCTTAAGAACGGCTCTATAGTAACGCTTATAGGTACTGACAACTATGATGCTATTAGAGGTACTAATCCAACTGGTATAGTATTTTCAGAGGCAGCATTTCAGAACCCTATGGCTTGGGAAGTAGTAAAGCCTATAGTTAAGTTTAACAAGGAGTGCTGGGTAGTATTTAACTCAACACCTAATGGTAAGAATCATTTTTATGACTTACTAATGATGGCACAGGATAATGATAATTGGTTTACTGAGATACTAACTGTAGACGATACTAAGATAGTAGATAAAGAAGATATAGAAGCTGAACGTAAGGAGGGAACTACTGAAGAAATGATACAACAAGAATACTACTGTTCCTTTGATATTGGAGCATTAGGTTCTTATTATGCTAACCTGGTTAAAGACGCTAAAGACCAAGATAGGATATGCAGAATCAACTACCAGACAGGCATACCAGTAGATACTTATTGGGACTTAGGTAGAAACGATCAGACAAGTATTGGCTTTGTTCAGCAGGTAGGTAAGGAGATAAGGGTAATAGATTTCTATGAGAATAGTGGCTACGATATAGGACACTTTTTAGACATATTGCGAGATAAGAAGTATAGATACGACAAGGTTTACTTACCACATGATGCTCGACAAGAGAGATTAGAAGCTAAGAAGAGTATAGAAGACCAAGTACGAGAAGCTGGATATCAAGTTGAGATTATCCCTCTAAGCCCTATTCCTACAGGTATTCAGCAACTAAGAAAGGTCTTCCCTAATCTATGGTTTGATTCAGAGAAGTGTGGTCATTTGATTAGATGCTTAGAGAATTACCACAAAGAGTATGACGAAAAGGCTAAGGTGTTTAAACAGACACCTAAGCATGATTGGTCATCACATTCCGCTGACATGATGAGGTACTTAGCTATGGGTATTAGAGAACAAGACAAGACTACTGAATATGACTATAACAAGATAGTAGAAGAGATAGGTTTATAAGTTACAGTATGTTACACTTTAAATATGAATAAAACAGATATAGCAGAAACCTTAGGAGTAAGTCGTATGACTATTAACCGATGGGATAAGCAAGGTGTACTTAAAGATAAGATTGCTGAGCATTGGGAATCGAATGTTACACATGATGTTACACCTGACGCAAATGTTACACCAGATGTTACACTCAATGTTACATTTACACCAAATTGGAAACGAAACAAGAATCCACTAACTGGAAAGAGTTTTCAGAGCAGAGAAGAAGCAATCGCAACTGCTATTGGAATGGTAACAAAAGAAGGTAATACAATTATGTTGAATGGAGAAGTTTATTCATTTAAAAAATAACCCCAAATCATTATGTACAAAATAACTCAAGAGCAACTGAATCAATTAGTTGCACACCTTAACGAAGTACCACACAAGTATGCTGTAGGTATGATTCAAATATTACAAACACTTGCTAAAGAAGAACCTAAGGAAGCAATTAAACCTAAAAAAGATGTTCCAAAGTAAGTGTGATAGTTGTGGTGATTTATCCTACATCTTCCCAGACCAAATAGAAACTATTAAAAAGAATGACAACCTAGCTTTGCATAAGTTTTGTAAAGGTAAGCTAAGGGTTGGTGATGCTTGGTTTTGTATTAAGTGTGATGCTAGTAAAAAAGATGGTACAAGGTGTAAGATATTTACAGAGTTACCATCAAAGAAAGCTAAGAGCTTAATATCTATTCGTAAAAGGGAAACTAAACTTAAAGATCAAGGCTTCATACTTCCTGAAATGTATTAGTGTACTTTACTTAGGTTGTAGTGTATAATAAGTTACAAGGAAATAGGGTAGTTAAATTAACTACTCCAACAATGGCAAAAAATACACTTACGAGTAAGCAGTCTGCTGATGCAGTAGGACACGTAACAGAGTTTAAGACACGAGTTTTAACAACCACATCTAAATTACGTAAGATATGGTTAGAGCTTTACAAGAACTATAGAATATTTAAGAGTAGAAACAAAAAGGCATGGCAGTCTAAATTATGGATACCAAAGACTTTTACTGTTATAGAACAAATAGCTAGTAGAACAACAGCTCACAATCCTAAGTTTAATCTTAAGGCTCTACAATCGTCTGCTTTGCAAATGTTCACAACTAATCAGGAAGAGATAGATGAAGCTCTAGTTACTAACAAAGAAATTAAAGCTGGTAACAATGATCTAACACCTAAGGTAATACCTGAAGCTGCTACTATGTCATCAAGAGATATACTAGAGGCTTATTTATTATATGTATTCTCAGAGAATGATCTTAAAAAGAAAATCAGGTTATGGGATAAGGGGAGATTAATGTATGGCACTTATCATATTAAGATTGATCCTAAGATACTTACTGAAAAGAGAGTAAAGAAACGACAAACAGAAGAGGGTGAGGAAGAGATAGAAGAAGAAATCTTTAAGAATGTGTTACCAGATATTGATATTGTAGATGTCTTTGACTTATTGATTGATCCAGACGAAGAAAGCGTTGATGGTGCATCAGGTCTAATCCACAAGAGGGATAAGGTATCTATCAATGACCTAGATGATGATACTTACTTTAACTTAGATTTAATAGATTCAACTAGACAAGCTAGTAACAGAGAGTCTGAAGAACTCGCAAAGAGACAAGTTGTCCAAAGTTCTGTCCAACAAAAGATAGACAAGAATAGTTTTACAATAAACGAGTATTGGGGTAAGTATTCTAAAACAGGTAAGCCAGGAGATGAAAAGGAATATATCATTACAACAGTAGACGATACAGTTCTTATTAGATTTGAAGAGAATGAGGTATCAGATAGTAGAGGTAATCCTGTTAGACCATTTGTTGCTATGCACGACCAACCAGTACCAGGTGAATACTATTCTGTAGGTGAAGCAGAACCAATTATGTCATTACAGGAAGAGATGAATGATCTTCGTAACTTAAGACAAGACTACAATAATAGTGTGTTGTATCCTGAATGGTTAGTACGTAAAGGCTCAGGTATTAATCCCTTTCAGCTTATTCACAAACCTAATAACATTATCCAAGCAGATAACCTTACAGATATTCAACCAATGCCAAAGAGTGCTGTACCTCAATCTAGTTATAATGAAGAAAACGCTATCAATAGAGATATACAAGACACTTCGTCAACGACTAACTTTGCACAACCAGGTGCTACATCAGCATTTACAGATACAGCAAGTGGAGCAAGTATGCGACAACAAGAGCAGAACACAAGAATGAGATTAAAAATTGAATACCTAGATGATGCAGTTAGTGAACTAGGTAAGAAGATACTAATTTATGCTAGTCATTACATAGAGGATAGTATAGAAGTACCAATGGAAGATGACTTTATAACTATCTATAAAGAAACCTTTAAAAAGATATCAGATGGATTTAGTCCTATAGTTGTATCAGGTAGTATGGCTGCAGATACACCCTCTGAGAGACGTAACGAGGCAATTGCTAGGGGTAACCTTGCCTTGCAGTATGCAGGGGCTGGTGTACCAGTTGATCTAACTAAAGAATATCTAAACATAATGAGAGAAGGCTTCAATGCTAAAGACGAAGAAAGCCTACTAGGAGAGGGAACTTCAGATGAACAAGACGCTGGTAATCCACTACTTAATCAACCAGGACAGCCAACACCAGATACCCCATTACCACCACAAAATGGATAAAGATAAATTTAGAATATTCAAATCAGGCTTAACTGATGCAGAACGTGATACTATCGCTAAAAATGAAAGCGTAGAAGCTGTGTTTAAAAATGAGAAGAGTAAAGTATCACAAACAGTAAACACTAAAGGGTTTAAATTAATCTTAGACAAGATTGTAGGTGATGTAGAATCAGCTAAAATTAAACTCCTTACGTGTAGTAAGAAGAATCTAAAAGAGTTACAACTAGAAATAAAAGTACGAAAAGAATTCCTACATAAGTGGGACGCATACATGTAGGTTGCGTGGAGCAAAATCCCTTTTCCTTCCCACTTCGGTGGGTTGCTCCACACAGCTTATATAGCTGCATTTAATCATTAACATCATCATTATGAATGAAGATACCTCAAAAGAGGAGGTAGTAGAGGAAACTGTTTCTACTGAAGAAGCACCCGTTACTACACCCCCTGAGCCTTCTACTCCAGCGGAAGAGCCTCAAGAAGAGCCACCTCGTGTATATGCTGGAAAATATAATAGCCCTGACGATTTAGAAAAGGCTTACAAGGAAGCTCAAAGATTAATTTCTGAACAAGGTTCAAAGTTAAAAGCTAAAGAGGCTTTACCACCAGACAAACAAGAAATACTCAATGAACTCCAAAGTCTAGGAGTAGTTACTAAAGCTGACCTAGATAAACAACAAGCTGTACTATCTCAAAAGGCTAAAGATGATCTTGCAATTAGAGAATTAAAAATCTCTGATGAACAAGAACAAGCCCTAAGACGTTATTCTCAACATCAAGATAACCTTAGCAAGACTATGACAGAACTCTGGGACGAGTTACAAGGTACTGTAGGAGGTAAGGTGATTAGTCGTAAGACTACTATCAAACCAAAAGCAGGATCACACGAAAGTTCCTTTAAAGTTTTATCACAAGAACAAGTAGCTAAGTTGAATCCTGAAGCGTATGACAAATACTGGGTGGATTATGCTGCACATAAGGCTGCACAATAATTCTTAACTAAACAGATATGGCTAAACAAGTTTATCAAACTATTGCTGCTACTGACTTGTCCGCTTCTGCCGCTGTAACCGAAACAATCTCTGCACCATTCGCTGGTGTTCTGAGAATTGATGAATGTTATATGAGAGCTGGGGAAATTGTAACCCTAGCTTCATCTACTGTTGCTACTGTGTATATCACAGTAGGAGGGACAACTGTAGCTACAGCGACACCAAGTTCTACAACATTAGCTGTCATTGGTGATACTCAAGGGCTTACCGCTTCTAGTGATAAGTATATTGAGTTCGATGCAGGTGATGACATTGTAGTTGGACATGACGTAAAAGCTGAAGGTACTACTGTAACAGGTACTACTTACTGGCATCTTTCACTCGAATTTGGAGTTTAATTCTTTAACCTAATAGATATGAGACAATACTATTCAAGTATCGCTGCTGCTGATTTAAACGGAGCTTCAGGTACTACAGAGACTCTGTCTGTTCCATTTGCTGGCAAAATAAGGCTAGACGAATGTTATATCAGGGTTGGAGAAGCGGTTGGTGCTGCTACTACTGCTGCAACGGTAACTATTTCAGTTGCTGGAACAGCTAGAGGTACAGCTACACCAGCTACAACTCTTGATGCTGTAGGTGATTGTCAAGCTCTTGGAGCTGTTACATCAGGTAACACTTCTATCAACTTCGATGCTGGAGACGATATAGTTATGGCACACACACAGGCAACAGGCGGTACTACAACAGGTACAGCTTACTTCCACTTAGCGTTGGAGTACGCAATATAAAAGGGAAAAGGGTAACTTTTATATAATTAATTAATCTAAATATGGCAGATTTAACTACAACTACATCGGCAGTATTCATACCAGAAAAATGGAGTACCGATATTATGAGAGCAACAGAATCTAACCTAGTATTAGCAAAACTTGTACATGATTACAGTTCTATGGTTACAGACAATGGGGGCACAATTCACGTTCCTAATCTTTCTAACTTAACTGCAAATGACAAAGTTGCTGGTGCTCGTGTTTCATTCCAAGCTCCAACAGAAACTAATGTTGATATTGACATCGACAATCACAAAGAAGCTTCTTTCTTACTTGAAGATATTACAAAAGTTCAATCTAATACAGATTTGAATGCTGAATATACAGGTAAGGCAGGTTATGCACTTGCTAAAGCTATTGATAGTTCTCTAGCTTCACTTGCTGCTTCTTTTTCACAAACTAAAGGTACACATGCTACCGCTATTACAACTGATGTAATACTTGACTCTATTGAGCTTCTTGACGAAGCTGATGTTCCGTTTGATGACAGACATTTCGTAATGAAATCAAGCACCAAAAGAAACATTATCGACATTACTACTTACACATCTAATGATTTTGTAAATGGTAAACCAGTAGAAACAGGTAAAATTGGTAGTCTATATGGTGTTAATACTTACATTTCAGAAAACATCTACAATCTTACTACTGCTAATAACAATATGATGTTCCATAGAGATGCTATGGGTATTGCTATGCAAAAATCACCTAAGACTAATTCAGACTATAGTGTTCCTGATATTGGTTATAGGGTAGTAACAGATACTATCTACGGCTACGCTGAAAT